GTGGATGAAATGCAAGAGAAATTGCAAAAGTTAGCAGCATAAGTTTATGAGCAACTAGGCGGTTTTGTATCTACCCCGATCCAAGTCGTAGGTCGTTTAGTTGCTCACCATTTAATTAAGGAGATAGCGAAATGAAATTCGATATTAAAAATAGATTTACAGGTAAAACTCAATTTACTGCTGATATTGACTGTAGTGGTGACGAATCAACGCGATTTAAAATAGGGTTATCCGTTAAGTGGGCAATCAAAAACGGTGCTGACTTGCGCGGTGCTTACTTGCGCGGTGCTGACTTGAGCGGTGCTGACTTGCGCGATGCTGACTTGCGCGGTGCTGACTTGCGCGATGCTTACTTGCGCGGTGCTTACTTGCGCGGTGCTTACTTGCGCGATGCTTACTTGCGCGATGCTTACTTGCGCGGTGCTGACTTGAGCGGTGCTTACTTGCGCGATGCTGACTTGCGCGGTGCTGACTTGCGCGATGCTTACTTGCGCGGTGCTTACTTGCGCGGTGCTTACTTGCGCGGTGCTGATTGGATTCCAAAGATCGCAAACATACATCAATCAGTCTATACGGCAGCGAAGCCAGAAGGCGCGCTAGATATGTCGTCATGGCACTGTGGTACAGCGCACTGTAGAGCGGGATGGGTTGTTACTTTGGCTGGAGAAGGCGGAAAGGTTTTAGAGGGTGTTTACGGAACTGGCTCTGCGGCTGCATTAATTTATATGGCAAGCGATCCAAAATTAGAAAAAATACCTCATTGGACTTGCAGTAACGAAGAAGCCCTTGATGATATGAAGCGTCTCGCCGAGTTAGAGACGGCTTGATTAATACACATAAAGGACAAATGAATTAAGGGTTTATAAGATTATGGGCAGCGAGTTATTCAAATAAAGCTTAACTCAATCGTCGCAAAAGCTGGTTTGACGTAGCCAGTCTGCCCACCATACATAAGTAAATAGGAGATAAAAATGGAAGTTATGGTTAGGCATTTACCGTTTCACCTTGAGTATCCAGAGCGCGGCAAGCCGAGGTTTGCTCTAAAGAGCGGGGGGTATATTGATATAAGTTATCAAGATGCTGTGCAGTTTGAGATTTTAGCAAAGCTAGACAATATTGAAGAAAGCAACGCCAAGATTTATTTCGGAACGCCAATGTAACACCCCCCAATAACACAACACCAGAGAGGGATGATATGACACCAGAACAGATAGAAGGTAAATAGATATGACATGCCCTAAATGTGGTGGTGAAGCTGATAATGGATTTGATAGGGGTTATCCACAAACTCCTTATCTTTGTAAGAGGTGTAGCGATATGAGTGTAACGGAACAGGATTACAGCGTAATACTGGACGCTATGAAAGACGATGATTGCGTGAGCGGTTGTCAGTCAGCTAACTTTTATGCAGGCCATTTAGCAACATTGATACCTAAATATGTTGAGCTACAGGACAAGCTATTTATTTTAGAAGAAAATTACAGGATGCTGTATCACTATGCTTTTCGCAGTAATTGTTTATCCGGTGCAGATAACTTCAAGGCCTATAAGGATGGGAAAGATGAGTGAGTGGGTAAGAGTTTCTTTTAATGGAGGTGAAGTTGAAAGAAGTATCCCTGTCAACGTAACCCCTATGACCTCTTTAGATGAAAGCATTAAAGATTGGATTAGAAATAATGGCATGGGCTTTATACGTAACTATAAAATACTACCTTCTCCACCAAGCGAGGATTGAAATATGAGCATTTATGAACAAGTTTTTTATTGGATTGGTGTTATTTCTGCTGGCTTATGGTTAATGCTGGGCATGGTTGTATTTTCAGCGTGGGTGATGAACTTATTGTGGAGAAAATTCAAGGATGGCAAGGAATTGATGGACATAATATCCGCATACAAAACAATGGAGAAAAGCGATGAATGAACCAAAGGTGGTAGCGGAAGAAATAATCGACGACATCCCTTATGTTCAAAGTGATGCGGTCAAGGCTTTGGCTCAAGGCTATTTAATTTTAGAACAACAACTCAAAGAGTCTCGGGTAGAGAATGAAAGGATTAAATGCGGTGTTAAAAGAATGGTGGATGATTTAAGTGACAGGCTTACTTATAACCCAGAAATGCCGCGCTACAAAGCTGAGTTATATTTAGAAACAAAGATGATGCTAAAAGAGTTTTTAGTAGTGCAAGCCCTAACACCAAAGGAGTGATTATGAGTGATAAAGCAAGAGAAATTGCAGCGCAAGCGTGGTGCTACCCTGCTACGAAGTCCATAGATATGCAACCAGAACTAGCCGAGGCGTTTGCAGATATATTGAGCCAATACATAGAGCGTGAAGAAAGGCTGGTTAAGTTAATAAAGCACTGGAGAGTCACAGCTCCTTATTGCGAGACTGTTGATGATGCGTCTGCTTTGTGTGATTGCGCCGATGAATTAGAGGCAATATTAAACAGATAGCTCGCTTAACACCTGCTTAACGCCAAATACACCCCATGATTCCAGTATTTCAGGCTCGTTTATGCGGCTATGGCCGCTCACCACCGGCAAATCTGGCTGTGATTCGCCTTTAAATACTTGGTATCGTTTATCGTTAAAATCAGGCCCATACCGCCCCTGTTCGCCGTATGGGTGTCTAAATACCCAACTAATGGGATTGATGCGCCGATACCATTTACCGGCTGCTACGGCCATATCTGACTCATTACAGTAGACGTGTATCCAGGGCACATCACAAGCTATGCGACGATTGACGTTAAGAGCGGGGTTTAACAGGATAACGCCACCGACCATGATACCTATATCATCACACACATCGGCGATAATGGCGCATCCGTTAGAGTGGCCTAATAGAATATCACCTGGATATATCTCTTTTTTAACCCGTTTCACGACATCAGGATTAACAAAAAATCGAGCCGTGAGTGCGTAGACCTTGCCATAATCCCAGACCTTTACATTGAATCCTGCATCATTGAAGTATTTTGTCCAGTTACCAGGGCCGGTTTCTGGATTATCGCGGTGTATGCCGTGCAATATGTGGACGGTTGGCAGGTCGCTCGGTATGGTTTTAATGTGGTCGATGATTCTGATCAAGGCTAGTCCTCATAATCAGGATGAATGTCGCCGGTTAGCATCATATAATGCAGCCTGTCTGCTCTAACGCCGACCTGAGAAGCCCATCTTGAGTCCATCATTTCATCAGCGGCCAGCGTGTAGTCTTTGTTTTTTAATGCGGCTATCATTTTCTTAAACTGCATTAGCTTAAACATGCCAAGATTGAACGCCATATCAATGATGACTAATTGCCTGATATTGTCATGGTCTGTCGCCCACTTGTGAGGCTGTAGCTCGTCTTTTACCTCTTGCACATCGTTATCGTAGATAAGGCGAATCTCGTCCGGCCTAAGACCTTTATCAGTGATATTGTGGCCTATACCAATAGTCAGCTTCCCGACTGAATCAGCGTATAGGCTTGACTCATAGCCCTCGTCTAAAATGAGCATTTTTCTCAGTGTTTCGTTTATCATTTCTTCATTATTTCATCAATTCTGGAGTGAACGCCTTTTATATCTTCTCGCGTGTCCGATCTCATTGTCCTATGCAAATCAATCTGCTTCTCGCCTAAGTCCTTTATATCACCCCTAAGACTCTTTAGAGTGGCATTGAAATCATCCTTATGCACTGAGCATTTTTCAAGCTCATCTACTTTTTTTACCATGCGCTTTCCATTCCATACAATCAGCCCAATTAAGGCAAACCATACGAATTTAAGCGCATCAAATACGGAGTGTAAGGCGGCCATAATTGCAGAAGTTGTACCATCTGGCATTGTTAGTCCTTTTTATTGATATTGAATATTTATCTCGCCTAGCTGAAATGTGCTAGTAGTTAAGGATATTTCCACCCTGTCTATCTCGCCAGATAATTCTTTTGATCCTGCGCTTTGGTTTACGTAACTATTTGTCCTGTCGTGCAAAATGCCCGATGACACCCATACATTGCCACCCTGATTAACCAAGGTAATTACTCCGTTTTGAGAGCCGTTTGTTGCTGCGTTTACAGCAAAATATGTAGTTACAGAACCAAATCCAACTTGACAGGTATTTGTCCCCGTTATTGTCGCAACATTCCCAAGGTATCCGGTTGACTCAACACCCCCACTGTCACCGACCTTAACCCTTAATGCCGCTGATGCGGCTGGCTGAACGTCATAAAACATTATCCTAATTATCTTAGTACCGCTCGGTATGCCGGTAAATGTTACAGACGTGCCTGACGTGGTGGCTTGTGCCGTTCCGTTGATTATCGGGCTGGCAATAGATTGTCCATTAGCCAAAACATATCCAATGCAGCGCCAATCACCGGAGGCGTACTCTACAAAGGTAAACTCATCACCGGCTGCGGTTGTTACGTCATCAGCACCAGGTAATATTAAATCAGTAGCGTTATAAGTAAGCGTTAATGCACCATCAAAATGCAGCGTGACCACAGTGCCAATACCGACCGACCCGATAGATGTGATAGCAGTCGTACCGGTCACATCAAAATAGTTGCCATCTGTACCGAGCGTTAATGCTGTAGCAGATGCAATATCTGCGCCCTTGCTTTGGTTGATTTGAAAATCATTGGTATCCAATGCCGCGCCTAGTTGTGGCGTTATATCTTCTGATAAATTACCAATAGCACCGGCTGCGCCTTCTGGCGTACCCCATATAAGACTTGTTCCGTCAGTGGTTAAATACTTATCATTAACCAAAACAGGTAAATCAAGACTACCCGCTTGTGATGTAGCTTGTGTTTTAATACAAAGATTATTTATATGGGATTCGTTTTGCTGCGCCATCATAACCAGTTTATCAAGGTCATCATTTAATGAAGATGATGCCAAGTCACCTAGATTCTGATAGTCGCTGGTTCTTTCTATGGCAATATCCCGTTCAATCGTAATCACATCACCCGATGCTGCGCCGGTCACTAAAACAATATCACCGCCACCCGATACGCCTGCATTTGTCACTGTATAATCTGTGGTCAACACTAAAACATCAGTATCATCATCAGGGGTTGCGCCGGATAAGGTTTGATATACCTTTAGGTCTGCATCCACAAATATCTCAAATGGATAAGCAAAGGTGGTCTGCGATGCTGTAGCCGTATATTGCACTCGCGGCGTTGTGTCGTTTACTAAAAGGCTCATGTTTTCCTCCTAATGGAATGTACCTGATTCATACATCGCCATAATTAAAGCTATAATTTCGTCATCTTCTTTCTTTCGTTTGCCTGCTATTCCGTCTACGCCGTAATAGCCTGGCGTTTCTAAAATCTCTGCCTCATAACCGCCGCTTAGCCATACGCCATTTAATTGACTTACACCTATCCAGCCAGCCTGTGTAACACCATCGCCGCCGCCAGTTAAGATAGCGCCACTTAAATCTGATACACCCCTAAAGCCAGCCTGTGTAACACCATCGCCGCCGCCAGTTAAGATAGCGCCACTTAAATCTGATACACCCCTAAAGCCAGCCTGAGTTGCACCGGCTACCGCGCTAGGCCATACCCCAGTTAGCTCAAGTATTCCCTTATAGGCCATTACACCGTATCAGCGCCGGTAATAGGGTCTGCTGCCGCATCAGTTGTTAATGTTTGTGAGCCAAGTGCCGTAGTGTCGTCATCCTCGTAAATGCTTAATGTTGATCCAGATATAGCGACCTTATTAACCAGTTTGGCTACCGCGCCTAATAATGAACGGAAGTCTTTTGTATCACCGTCACTTGATGCTGCGGCTGTAGCAAATGCTCTACGTAATACATGGTCGGCAATCTTATTCATTTGCGCTGCTGATAATACAACCCCGTCTGTACCGGTATCGGCTAGAATTGCGTCAATATTTGCATCTGCTGTGGCAAGTGCCGCCGCCGTTGCAAGCGAAGCATCAGAGATTGCTGTGTCCATTTCAGCGTTAAGCTGCGCCATGATAGCCGCATCAAATGGATCGCCAGAACCAGAACGAGTAAACGAAATCCCATCCGCGCTACCCGTGCCAGCCAGCGTAATATTGTCCACTGCATCACCAGCAGTAATCGTTACTGGCTGGAATGTAATTGATGGTTGCGCGGTTGCTAATGTTACGCCATCCGCGCCGGTTATTGTATCTAGGTCAGTTTGTGCTGTTGCTAATGATGCTGCTGTCGCTGCTGAGTCTGTGCCTCGCATGTATCGGTTCTCAATACTAAACGAACCAACAAAAGCGTTAATCGTGCCGCCATCAACGGTCGTGCCTTCAATTCTTACAAGGTAATCTGATCCTGTTGAATAATCAGCATGTGCAGATGTGTCCACAATGATTAAGTGGTTGCCTGTAACCGTATCGAAATCAATCGCTATCGTTGCGCCATCGGTCACAATCTCAGTCGCTGACCCGTCTTTATGCACCTTAATATCAGCATCAACTAAATTAGTAATCGTTACCGATGCTTGTGGGTCATCGCTGGAAAAAGTGTTAAACGGGATATATACCGTTGCATCTTCCGCGAAGTCGCCTAAATATTGCATTATGCTATTGCTCCTTGTAAACAACCACCAAAGCAGCCGTATAATGGGTTTGATTTACCTGTTACGCCCGCTACCGCCGCACCTGCTTCTATGTATTGGGTTTGGGGTTGGAGTATTTGGTAAGGGTTTTCAAGCCAAGACTTTGTTTGGGCCTCGCTCCACATAGCGTCTTTGCTAAATGTGAACATTGAAAACGCAGCATCAGAATCATAAGTAGCTGATGCAGAAGCCTCTGCTGCCAGATACAAAGCACCCGAACCAGTAGCTACCCCGCCCACAATCGTTTCTGTGTGCTTATTATCCAGAGAATTAATATACATTGTTGCAGTTGAACCCTGAAAGTTCAACACAATCTTGGCGTATTCGCCAATTATTGAAGATATACTGGACGTTGAAAGCGTTACGGAATTGGCCTGATTAAGCCTAAAGTTGTTGCTTGTTGACTGTCTTTGAAGCCCCATCTGATGCGATGTGCCAGTGCTTACCTTTGCAAATAAACCGCCCCAAGGGTTATCAATAGCGTCAATCTTGACAACCATAGCAATCGTGTACGAACTGCAAGACCAGTCACCAACGCTATATGATGAAAAAGACCCATCTGGCAGGCTTAAATATGTTCCATCTTTACCCGCAACTTTAACAGGGCTTCCTGTATCCGTTCTAGCTAATAGGCTCTCTGATACTAAATCATAGTTAATATCAGGAAGTATCGCATACGTTAGCCCTTTGGCTATCTCATTACTTCTATCTAACCTAGCACCAAACGAGGGTTTTCTAGTATGCTTACGCTTTAGGGGTATAAAGCTCATCTATTACGCCGATGTGTAAGTGATGCCGACAGAGTTAATTACGTTGCCTGTGGTCATTGCCGAGCCTGTGTTGTTATGCAAAACCAACATAAAATGCTGCGGCATGATTCCACCAAAGGCTTGCGCGATTGACCCAACAAACCAGTTATAATCTTGAGTTGTATCAGGTGCGGTTGCCTCAACGCTGACTGACGTTAAGAAAATAAGGTTAAGCGGTGTAAATTCTGTATCTTCTGTCAAAGTAGAATCTGCTGCACCAAAAGCTGCATCAACACCACCTTGATAAGATGTTGTAATATCTTTGTCGTATCGTGCTGCAACATAAATATCAAATGATTCACCGGCTGCAATAGTGGTCGCTGATGCTGCAATAACGCCACCCACAGACATATCCACATAGAGATTTGATGTGTTATCTACGTCTGCGGAGCTAGCCCAATCATCTGCCGCAAGCGATTCCCATGCTGTAGCTGAAATTGCTGTGTCTGCTGAATATGCAATATTTGAAGTAGTCATATTAACCTCGCGCCTTTCTTACTGTTGCTTCATAAACTTTACCTGCGCCGATTTCCTGTGCGCGTGATACTGTCTCACTACCCATAGCTATTATCGTGTCTGCTTCGGGTTGCGTGATTAGATTGGCTGCAACCAATGCCCCCAATCCTTGAGCAAAAGGCTCGACAGCTACATCAATATCCGTAATGTGCGGATTTTCAAATAAAGAAAACACCGCTAATACAGGTTTGCGTTTGGCTGCGCTTGCATCTGATTTGGCTTCGATGAAGTCGCCAAGTTTACCGATGCCGCCTAAGTATTTAAGCAGTTCTGATACCTGTACGCGTTTATTAACAATACGATTGACAGAGTTAAGTGAAGCGGCTGCTTCTGCATCTGTCATCGCTGCGTAGTTTAATCCTAATGGATCGTTTAATAGTTCATCTTTTAGCATTATTCGTCCTCTATTAGCTCTTGCTGTTCCGGTTCAAGCGCTTCAACGCCATATAAAAGACTTTCTTTCTTAGCCCTTCTGGTCTGTAATCTAAGCCTTAAATCGTCATTCTCATCTTCTAATTCCATTCGCGCCCATTTATCAAAGTTCTTTTGTACGTCACGCAATAATGTAGACTGCATATCTGGTGTACCGTCTTGATATACGGGGCTATCTATAGTTTCCTGTAACGCCTCATAGAACGTATTACCCTCACCATCTTCAATGATTTTACGCGAAAGTTGCACATAATCATAATATTCCTTAGTGGTTAGCTTCACCCCGTCAATGCGCTTAGATGGTCTTGCTATCGGTACAGTTCGGCTGCTTTCCATAACCCTAACCACTTCCAATTTAACTTCATCAGTGGTCTTAGTTGAATCGGGGAAAGGACTCATAATGCCTAATAATGAGCCTGCTGGATGGTATTTAGGGTCGCCGTATAAATCTAGGTTAGCGGGTACATCGTCAATGTAACCTGGAAAACCAGAGGATTTTTTGACCTTATCAGTCAACTCCCACGCGGTACGTGCATAAGGGTCTACAATCTTGCTAATATCTCTGCGTGTACCAGAAAAGGGTATTTGGGCTGCAAGCATATTGTCGAACCATGACCCCATGTATCGTTTAGGATCATCCATTGCGCGGGTAAAGTCAGAGATTCCTGTCATAAATGTTTTGTTCATGGTGTTTTCAGCAATCGCCGCGATAATGGCCGATGATATTTCGTTCACCCGCTCATCATCGGTATCAAGCTCGTCATCACCATAGTTCTGTATTTCGACTAAATCTGCTACCGCACCGATAACATAAGCTAATGGCTCGGCTCGTTGATAGCTTTGATAGTGTGTTTTTCCGGTAACAGGATTAGTCCAAACAACAGAATAAGGCTTCCATCCAGTAGCCTCTAATAATGCTCTTGCTTGTGGATTAGAAGGGCCGCCGCCAGTAATTTGACCATTGGCAGCATAATTAGCAACCACTCCAGCAGTGAGCGATCCCATAGAAACGCGAGCGATGGCCATATCACGGGCTGCACCTCCGGCTTTTAAGTCTTGATGAAATTTACGAGTAAAGACCGCTACAGGGCTGCGCTCTAATAAACCAGCCTTAAAGATGTTAATCGGTGTGCGGATAAACGGAGCAACAAAGCGTGCGCCTGGTATCTTGTTGATCGTCTTTTGTACAGACTGACCGACCTCGCCTAACGGATTCTGGAATGTGTTATACAAAGCGGATGCTTGCGCCTCATCCAAGGCTTGCTGTGGTGGGTTTCTAAAAAACTCCTGAATAACCTTACCTGCATCCTCTGGGTTTCCAGATAAAGAAGTTACTCTGTCAGCCTCACGAAATGCCTGTCTTGCCAAGTCGCCATTACGAGCAAAGACCTTAAACATTTCATCCACCGGCAACATGACGCGCTCAGTCGGGAATCGGATAACCGTGCCCAATAAATCAACCGCCCGACCTAATCCTCCGGATAATTCGAGGTTATCAGCAGATATGGCTTTATTCACCGTGCCCTCAAACTTCATTACTTGATCGGATGGCTCGCCTTTTCTAAGCGCCGTACCAGCCGCTTTTAAAGCCTGTCGCCACGAATGCATCATGCCGTAAATATGGGCTGATGCCTCGCCTACTGCTACACCTTCCTCAGTACCTAAAAATCGACCTATACGGGCTGCTACCGCTCGCTCTGCGATATTCATACCCTGAAACAGCGCATTACCTGACGTATTGATAACATGCGTCTTAACACCGGAAAGAATTGAGTTAATAAAATTCTCTATCAATACAGATTGTACTTTTTCAGATATAGATGATTTAGTGAGTTTGTTAAGACCCTCAATAGAATCAACATGCTCTAACTGATTGGCGATAGTTGTCAGATTATCTGCGCCACCGGTAGTCTCAACCAGTTCAGTTATTCGAGCAACATCACGCGGGCTGTCGCCTGTCGGAATACCAAAGGCGTTTAATGCTCGGCCTGCCTCGGCTCTTGCGCCCATTAACTGCGCTTGATATTCACGATGAAAATCTAATTGTCTGCGAAATTGTAGCTTTTCAATATCTGACGCGCTGCCGGTTCTGACTTTTTCAGCAAGACCTAATATCCGTTTTGCGCTTGAGCCTAATACTTGACGGGCGGCTAGAATAACCTCTGGCCCAAACGCTTCACCAGCCTGACGCTGCAAGACTTGTTGGATCACCTCCTCATCTGTACCTAATTCATCTGCTAATGATTGTAATTGCTCATGAGTTACTTTGCCTCGTCGGGCTTTATTGATAGCCCCAACATTGTCATCGGCTACTTGCCCGATAACGGCTTTAATATCATCAGTGGTATCAATCTGATCAAAATTGATTTGGTGGTCATCTAACTGGTTAAACTTACCAAAATCAGCATCAAGGATACGATTGGCCTGCCCCTCAGTGCCTACAGGTACATCAACTTGATCGGGCTTAACAACAGGCTTTTGCTCAGTGACCGCCTCGGATAATTCTTTTTTAGACTTGTAAAGCTGTCTTTTTTTAGGGGCTTGCTCTGCAAGTTCTTTCATCCCTTCTTTGAATAAACCCTTAATCAGTGGAGATAACCCGCTCGCAACCTGCTCAGATTCACCGGTAGCCGCAGTAAATGGCGTTTCATCCATACCAAAGGATTCGCCGCCTTTCTCATCGCGCACAAAGTCTGCTGTAAATTTAGTTTCCATTATTCATATACCGGTATGATTTTTGTCATATCGCCTTTACCGTCACGCTGAATTATAAACTCTTTCGGTCTTGCGCCTATCATGCTCACAATTTCAGCCATGACAGCCTGATTGTTATTGACGCTATCACGCATTGATGAGATAGCCTGCCCTGCCATTTTCTTGACCTCGGCAGAGTTATCCTTGACCGGCTTCTTTTTAGCCTGAATTAAAGCCTCAATGACTGCAAGTTTGTCATTCATAGGTTTTTAAGCTCGTTTATGATGTTGTCCATTCTGTTATCCATATCTTGGGTTTCGTTTGATTTTGGTTTTGGTGTTTTTGCTTGTTTTTTTGCAAACCTATAAACCCCATCATCCCCAGCCTTTAGACCTTCCATTCTCGCTGTAAAATAACCGCCCGTTGGCACAACTGTGTCAGGATCAACTATTACCTCTATAATCTCAGGCTTGCCGCCAACCTGCTTACTATATTGCTCAGCCTCGGCTTTGTTGAACGTAAAAAACGGATGCCCTTTAAATTCGCCTGATTTTTTTATTGATTTAGCGTTTGCAGAAGATGTACCGTGATACATTTTTAAATCTCCTGATTCTGTTATCATTTTTTCATAACCAGAGTCTTTAACTGCTTTAATCGTCATTGGGGCAAAATCACCCTTTGTTGCCACCGCTATTTCTGATTGATTCTTACCTAAATCAAGTGATCCTCTCTGCGCTCTAGGCGAACCGCTAACCGGTGCGCCGCGTGATTCTCTAAGATTTGCCGCTCCAAATTCCTTAAATCTACGCAATCCTTTAAACGTCATCGCCGCCGATTTGAAAGACAATGCCAGTGCGCCTGTAATCCCAGCGCCTTCGATAATGTTTTTTATTCTACCTTCTGATTCTGTTTCATTCTCGTTATCAGCAAGCCAGCCAATGATCTGATTCTCTACGCCAAGTTCTTTAGCAAATGATGATAATCTCTCCATGTGCGGATCAAGTGCTGCGCCGGACGCAACGACCTCTGCTATCAAAGCATTAGTTGCTACGCCTGTCTCTGTACCCGCTGCAATTGATGCGGCTTTTGCCCCCTTCATTGCGAGGCCAAACGGGATAATAAACTTAGTTAGCTCTTGCGTTACTTCGTCTACAGCGCCCTTTGGCTGCAACTGCTCAACCATGCCATTGTACCAATCAGGCATTTCTGCCTTCATCCACTCATTAGCCTGATTGATGTTCTCACGGCCTACCGCAAGAGCTAATGTGTTTTCAATCGCACCACTCATACCAGCCGCCACATTCTGAGGAACGCGGATAGCAGTTTCAGCAATAGAGCGAATATTGCCATATAAATCTGATTCTGGTTCAGCCTTTGGCTTCATGGCCTCTAAATCAGCCGCAGCCGCGCTCTGCACGTCCATCTTGCGTGCGGTTTCCATTTCCTCGCGCTCAATTTCAGACTCTAAGCCGCCTTCTGCGTAGCGTGGATTGGATGCGTATGCTTCAAATGCGTTATTCACTTTCTAGCCTTTTAATGCGTTTTAGCAATCTGTTTAGCTGATTGATCTCAGTTTTCTTTTCTTCGTCACCAATATCTGCTGCCTCAATATCCTCAACGGTCTGATATTTTCTTTTAGATAATTTATCCCTGTTTTTATCTAGGTCTTTTTCTCGTATCTCCATATTAATATCTTTGACGATATTATCAGCCGTGATAACCGCCATTGACTCTCTTTGCTCTAGCTCAATATTTTCCATTTCATCGTAATAGCGAGTTAATGCCATGCCCGCTCTTTGTGCATCTTCTTTCGTTGTTCTAGCACCGGCTACGCCTTTAATGATACCAAACGCAGAGGTGATACGTCTTGCGCCTTCGCGCCCTTCCTGCGTTGCTCGCCAGTTAAACTTATCCTCTCTTAGCTTGCGATGTTCATCAACCAGTTTTCGCCTATCGTCAAAGGTTAATGTGCCATCAGTCATTATTTGGGATTCTGTATAACCTAAAAGATTGGCTTTATATTTAATCAATGAAACACCATCTGAAAACTCTGGCCCTTGTGATTGTGCTTTCATGTAAGTTCGGCCAATCGATGGATCAAGCTCATCGTTTTTAACCATATCTTTTATTTTCTGCTCATTAAGCTGGCCTTCAAATAGTAAATTAGTAGCCACACGCTCACCTTGAATCCATCTTCCCTTACGCGCTGCTGTATCTGCGGCAAGCTCAGCATCTTCAATAGCATGAGATTCTTTCATCATGGAAACCATTTGCTTTTCCATCTTAGCTCGGTATTCTGGATCGCGATCACCAAAAGACTTCATTTTTCTGAATTTCTTAATAAACGCACCACCGCGCCCTTTTTGTATCTCTCTTGCCATTTCGCCATAAATAGCTGAGTCCTCAGTCTCGCGGGTAATATTTCTACGCGCTGTCTCGGCTGTTTTAGCGTCAATCATACCGGCACGCTCACGGCTATCTACCAGGCCAATCGCTTTCTCATGCGAATCAAAGGCGGTTTGAACATCACCCTCTTTGGCTGCGTTTTCTGCCTGAGTTTGGTATAAATCCTGCGCTGTACTCATTTGCGAGTCGTGCTGCTCACGCTGGAAAGTGACTAAATCTGAGCGAATCTTAACGCTTGACTTTAATATTGTCTCAGCCAATTCATCTTGCACTAATGGCTTTATGTTGTCGGGTACGCCTTGCAATAATCCAGAGCTATATGCCTGTGCTTTGGCTGCATAGGCTTCTGGATTTCGTGGGCTTTCAGCCTCAATACGTGACAAATTTTCAAACATATCCAGCTTAACGGCTGATACATGCGAGGCAATAGCCCCTTCATTCCATGCGTTATCAGCAATGGTATCGCCGTTTCTCAGTGTTATCGATGTTTTTCCCTGTGCGTCAATCAGCCCTTTTTCTTTGGCTTTTTTAGCAACTGCTTGATCTAAACGTGTTTCTTCTTGCTCAGAGAAAGCTGACAATCTCGATGCAAGAGACTGAAATAGCTGTGGTGAATTACTTTGCACCGGCTGGGCTGATATTAATCTGCTCTGATAGCGCATTAAACCGTACCTCTGCGCGCTGCTCGTAAGCCAAATCTAGCCGCTTCACCACCAGCACTCAACAAGCTAAAGTTAGTCGCATTGGATGCGTTTTGTTTTAATTGGTTGACGCGCTGTGTGGTTGCAAAAGCATCGACCGATTGATCTAATTCAAACCGGCTTATATCTTCAAGCTGTATCGCTTGTGCCGATGAGCCAAATCCAGAGGTAATACCGGACGCGCCAGCCCTGACGTTTTGCAGTGCTAACGATCTGATTAGGTTTCTTTTGCGCTCGATCTCTCTATTAAGAGAGTTAAATTCTTCGGCTTTGGCTTGAGTTTTAAGATCCCGTGATTCAGCCTGGCCACCCGCCAATGTTGACGCAATGCCGACCACTTTTGATGCAACCGACAATGTAGATAAAAGACTACCACCGAAAAGACCCGCCGATGCGCCACCAGTAACACCCGCCGCAAGGCTAACCGGTGCAATGCCTGCCGCAAGACCAGCCGATGTGACACCCGCACCCAATGCCGCGCCAAATGCACCGACACCCCCTGCCGCTGCTGCTGTACCGGCAACGCCACCAATAAACGGGGCGGCGGCAAAGCCAAGCTCTATGACAAGCGTCTTTTTTAGAAACTTAATAGGATTCATGCGGAAACCTCCAAATCTAATGCAAGAATCGTCATTGGCACGGGGTCTTGCTGCGTGATCGTAATCTGTGCTTTTTTAGACCATCCATGCAAATATAACTCTGTTACTTCGTCAGAGGTGTCCGGTGTCGCGTCAAACGTATCATCATCTAACTGCCTATCCGGTATCCTTTCACCGTTTACAAAAATGCCTAATGACTGATAACGGTTAATTGTACATCTGACAATTCTTTTCTCTCTGTTAAGTGTAGGGCCATCCTGAAAGCCATCATTAACAGGCATTGTTTTGATAATAGGATTATACTCGATGCCGACCTCAAGCGCCTCTGCCGATGGTGTTCTGTCCAGCGTAATAGTCCCGCTTGATACGGTCGCATCGGCCTGCACTGCGCCACCTAATTTGACCTTGACCGTTTCACCCTCAAGATGATCTAAACCTGTCACCGTTGCGCTGGAGTGGCTTGTCGATGAATATGAGCTATCTGTATAAGTGGACTCATCCAGTTTTTCCAGATAATTAACGGTTGAGCCATCAATAGTCCGTTGTACAACAAAATAAGTATCAAAATCCAACACGCCGACACGCTTAAATAATCCTGATGCACCGGTCGTCCAAGGCCCTGACCACGCCGCAATCTCTTGCTCTCGCAATGTATTAAGCACAACCACATCACCTGACTCGTTCACAATATAAACGTAATTAGTCTCTGATGTTTCTGTGCCTGCTACCGCGTCAATATCAACCGGTGTATTAATTAAATGATTGGATAATTGGCTGACTGATGCAGATACATGCGAGTCCTCGGCAAAAGAGAATAAAAACTCCCTAAATCCTTGGCCATTTCGCTGCACGTATAGCGTTGCACCGTCAATCGATGTATTTCTCACCGCTGCCGATCCATAACTTGTTTGCCTAACAGCACTAAAATTCTCAGGCAGAACCGGCGTAGTTGGCACAATAAATTCACCGCCTGATGTAAATATCTCCAGCTTACGGCCTGGCACTAAGTTTCGTATCTCGTTGACTTGATCGGTATCCAATGCCCCTACAATCGCCTCATCGGGCTGACCTGTACCAACATTGAAGTTATAAAAGTCGTTTGACACACTCATCCAGATACCCTGCGGACGACTTAATGAGCCACCAAATACCATGCGCCCCTCAAAGAAAGTGACCGATCTCGGCCAGCCCCTTGTCGTAGACCATACACTTTCTGCACCAGCACCATAATTAAAAGTCGGCACGTTTGTTAATGGTACAGCATCAATAATCCATAACCCCTCAAGCGTAGTGTCACGGGTAACGCGAGTAGGCGCGGTGTTTGGATGCGTAATGATTAATGTATCAGCCGATTGCGTCCAGTTAATATCATCTATTTGACTAGCTGTATAAGAGATAGGAAACCGCGTCAAAATGGCCTCATCCTTATACACCGCCATCGTGCCCTCTAGCGTGCCACCAACGATAGCAAGCATATAATTCTGCTCAGTGTTAAACGAGAAGGGTATTAATCTTGCCGCCGATGTTTCTGTGTCTGTGTATAAATTAAACTCACCCACATTAACTATGGATGCGCCTAAATCAACTGTGACAGCAAACCTAACAACACGCCAGTATTGAGCCGTTATCCCTGCCTTAACCCTTAAATCGCGTGATGTACCGTCAAGATAAAGAAAAGGCTGTAAGCTAGTCCATGATGAGTTGTCTGTACTGTATTGTATTGAAAAGTCATCACTGCTATTGCCGCCTGATAATGTTGCATTTAACACATCAGCATAAGTAATAGTTTCGGCGCTACCTAAGTCATAATGAACCACTACATAAATATTAGTTGTGCCAATCGCTGTCGTGGTGGTTAAAAGCGTTGCGTCATTATCATCATTAGCGTTAGCCGTTGTGCCGCCATTCGGGGCAGTGATGGTCATACCGGTTAATCGGGTTGATGGCGTATCCAGAGAATCGATGTATTTTGTGCCTGGCCTGCGTGATACGCCGCCTTGCGGGATGCAGAGCGCGTCATCAAGACATTCTGCGCCGTTATTATAAGCCCTCACATCAATGCGGGCGGCAAGCCTAGGGTCTAGTACACCGGAATTAAACGATGACTGTACCCGTCTGATTCGTGGCATTATCGAACCTCAAGAAATGGGGCTGATTCAATAGCGTTATTAGTGCGGCCTTGTGAGTCTCGGTTCATAGCAATAAGCCCTTGTTGCTGTGCTTTAGTATTATAAACATCGGCCAATGTACGGTTATCAGTGACCGATATTGCAAACTCAGCCGCCAATAGATACTGCATGTATTTTACAAAATAAGGAGGTAGATTAGTTTCATCTGGCTTAAACCAGTAATCTATCTCAATAGTTTCTTGATCTGAATAAAGTTTATCCTCATAAATCTCAAAAGGAGTACGGGGATAGGTTCTGTAAGTTAGCAATAAATCACTAGGCAATTGAAAAGCGTTTTTCCACTCGTTAAGCGGGGATGCAGTAAGCAATGATAAGGCCTTCTTACCCATCGCAAAGCGCCAAGGATACATAGTGATAGCATCCTCATAGACTTCGGTATAGAGATTTGATGCCGCTTTTGCGCCAGCACCAACATCTGTAAATGAGTTAATTGTCCCATGCCCTATCAACAAAAGAGCATTAGATGACATAGAAATATCAGTAGCCATAAACCACCTTAAAGAAAGCCCCTCGAAAGGGGCTATCAATTTTAGTCTGTGTCGGTTTCTGTAATAGCTAAACCGTCAGACACGTCAACCACGCCAGATGCGTTTGTTAAAACGCTAACAAAGCTGGTTGTTGGTGTTGCAGAATCCACAACGATAATAACATCACGAACCGTCAACAGGTCAGATGCGTCATTAAAGTAGCCTGCTGTGTTGACCGTAGCGATAGCGTCAGCACTTGTGTACATCCACAAGCGAGGTGTGCTGCCACCTGGGCCAATTTGAGATAAACCAGATAAAGCGTAAGCCATAATAGCCTCCCTTATGTTTCGTCGTTGTTGATAAGGATAAGACCGGCAGTATCACGAATCGCTGCGCCACACTTCATCATGCCATTACATAGCCATGAAGTCTTTTGAGCAACCCAATCAACCGAAGTCGTAATATCAATACCAGTAGCAAGGCCAACTGCTGATTTATGCCAAGCGTACGAATTACGTACGTCATTACCATCAATAGTCAGACCGCCTTCGTCGCGGCTTTCAATGATATGCCAATGGAAGCCCATCCAGTAGTCTAATGTACCGCTCATCAGTGATTGAACACTGTTGTAATCAGCACTACCTACTTGAGTTTCTAAAAGCATAGCCTTTAAGCCATCAGCAGAAGTCATAATATGACGGTCTTGGTCAACAGGTACACCGGCATCGTTTAGCTCTTTTGAAGCCTCAACAACTTTCTCGATGTTCATGTTGGTATCAGCACCACCAATACTAGCCGCTACGGTTGCGCCTGGTGTGGCTGCGTCCATAGCATCAATGATGATTTGCTCTTGGCGACGATGCAAAGCACCGGCAATCGTTTCTGCCAATTCTTGCTTTTCGTCAAAGTTGACCTCAGCAGCATCAAACATATCTGTGTATTCTGGAGCGTTCCAGTTACCCAGCGTTGCTGTGATGAGGCTGTGAGAAATATCCATAGGTGTTACGTCAGCCTGTGATGCCTTTTGATTGGCGAGGCCTTTACCCATAGCGCGGAATTTGTAGGTGTCACCTACTACGTTGTTTCGTTGCGTTACAGCATTGACAATACCGCCATTAGTCGCGCCCATTGTTTGGAAGGCGTGTTTGACCATATCGTCAAATTCTGTGGATGCAACGGCTGATAAGTTCTTACTCATCGTCGTTTCTCCTAAAAAGAATTAAAGTTCAATTTTGTTTTAGGGTATCGCCACAATGAGTGGAGGCCTATGTATTGCTAAAACAGGCCGTAGAATTACGGGTATCCGTTATGCGTATTGTCTAGGAATGGCGGCTAGGTGTCAATAGGGGTATAATATCGGCTATGGGGTGCGACAACACCCCTCACCTAATCAATTAACTACTGGAGATAGTCAAATGACTCAAGAGATATTAACACGCGAAACATTGCGAGAGCTATTAACTTATGATTTGAATACTGGCGTATTTATGTGGGCTAAAGGCCGGTATGGAGTGAGGCTAGAAAAGCCTGCCGGCGAAGCACCTCATCATAGCGGTTATTCGTTTATATCTATACTAAACAGAAAGTATGCAAAGCATAGATTGGCGTTTCTGTATGTTCTTGGATGGATGCCTGAGCAGGTAGATCACATAAACCATATACGTGACGATAATAGATGGATTAACCTGCGCCAATCACATAAGTCTGATAACCTCCGTAATAAGTCGCTATATAAAAACAATAAATCAGGATTTGTTGGTGTATGCTATGAGAAGTCATCTGGTAAATGGCGCGCTCATATAAGGGTTGACGGGAAAAGAATATGCCTAGGGCGACATAAAGATAAATCCTCCGCTATTGCGGCTAGGATAGAGGCTGATATTAAATACAACTTCCACCCTAACCACGGTGACTAGCCGACTACAGATCTCATAGGCCCTTTTCCGTAAAGGCGCTCGCGCATTGCATCTGTCTCCTTTCTAAACTCTGGAGATGTCTGATAGCGTGGGTCTGCCACCCTTTCTTGTATTGCTTCTCGCGTAGGGCCTTGAGATGTTACGTCTTGATCATTAGTTGGTATCTTTAGGTTTCGTGTTTGAGCGATTAGCGCCTCAATAGCCTTTACCCCTGCGGCTGTGGTTGTTGCTGCAAGAATACCTTGATACTCATCTTCGGATAGATTGGCTCTGGCGTAATCACTGATATTTTGTAATCGGGCTTGAGCGTTGTCGCCAATAGCGGCCAGTTCGGTTTCTCGGTCTGATCCCATCATCTGTGATTCGTTATTCACGTACAAATGAAGCAGGTCTGTGAATTTATCTTGAGAAAGATTGTTGTCACGCGCCCATGTTTGAAATCCTTTCATTAATGGGTCGCCCTCTACCCATTCACCCTCAACGCCTTCGGGAAATGATAGCTCGTAATCGCCCTCTGGTGCGCCGGTGAAGCCGCCTAGTTTGGATTCTAGGCCAGCATAAGCCTCGGCCTGTGCTGATACTGACTTATATTTGCTGTCTTTAAACCATTCGGGCTTATCACCCTCACCCGCTACGCCTTCGCTCATATACCATGACGGGGTTTCTGTGGTTGTTTCTTGTGTTGATTCTTCGCTTGGTGTCGATTCTGCATCGGCAATCAAAGATTCGTCATCCATCTAATTCTCTCCTGTGTTTTGAATAGCTAACAATATACATCTAACAATATCATCCTGACCTGATTTGAACATATCAACCCTTTCTGTGGCATACGGATCGCAAGCCGGTCGTTTAACCGTCCAGCTTTTAAGCGTTTCAAGCGTTCTCTTTCCCGCATCAGTGCTAAAAGTCTCACGCATATCTGAGTTTATTTGCTTGATATACTCATTCTGCTCGGCACGGATAGCCCCAAGTTCAGGGTTATCCAAATCTAGTGCTTTAAACCCCGTTAATCGGCCTTCAATGCTGGTTACTTTACTCATTGAGCCTGCCCTTGTAGTTGTGATTGAGCAATAATACCGGCTACCATTTCCATCATTTGCTGTTTATCGGCATCCTCACGCTTAAAGTCAGCCGGTACGCCTAACAATTCGCCAATCTTGTTCGGTATTTCCTCAACCTTCTGAGTACCCATAAACAATTCAGGGCCTAGCTGTGATGACATTTCTATCCATCGCTGGATATTCTGGATTTCTTCTGCATCTTGTGCGCGAGCCAATGGCGATTCATAGCGTAAAGTCACTTCTTTGCCATCGATATTAAACTCAGGGATTTTGCCTAGACGCTGGAGAATGTAAACGCCACGCTTGACTAACTTCTCAAGCAATTCGGTCTGCAAGCGGCCAAACGTAGCACCGGCAATCTGCACAAGCTCTTGCTGTCTTATGCTGATTTCTGTCGCTGATTTTGTTGGGCCTTCAACAGGGCCAAGCGCATTTGCAAATAAGGCATCATTGATGCTGGCCTGTAAGTCGGCCAATACAATCTGTGATACATCGATGCCTCCGCCTGTGTCCAATCGGCGCAATGTGGGGTTTTCGTTTGCATTGCTTTGTACCGGAATCAATGAGTTAGGCACTAATTGTATAGTATATGGGTTAATAGCGCCATCTGATACGTGCGTATAGATACCGCCAATATCAATCGCTGCACGTCTTAGCGTAAACTCTTTGACCTTATTAGCCGTAAGAATATCGGGCAAGGCTTGCAGTATCGGGCCACGTCCTAAGATTTCACCAGGCATCACCGATGTTCTGAACACAATCCAAGGGCTTACATCCTCAGTGCGCTCAACAATCATTTCCATGCCTTTTTTGATCATAACCTTGTAATCGTATTTCTTAGTCTCGGCATTATAGATTGTACCCTCGATCATCTTTATCTTTGTATCAGGCTTGTTTTTGAGCGTATCAGCAATAGATGCGGGGATTTCTGCATCAGGCCATTTGCGCTCAATCAGTCGTGCGGGCACGTCCCATTCACGGAAAACGGTTTCAATCGTACCGTCTGGGCCTTCCTCTGGTACTAATTGGCTGGATGGTATAGCGGTTATATCAAAAGGCTGCTCGTCATCGCCTTCTTGAAACAGTAGCGCACCGGTACTGATACCCGCCTCAAGCATCGCTTCATGGGCTTGTGTTGCCAATGGCGAGTGATTAAACGCAGTGAATAAGGTGTCTGTGGCCTGCTCAAGCCCTTTCATTACCTCGTCTTTGTCGGCCTCTGGTATTTCTTGACCCGCTACCATTGTCCCCCATTGCCTCCAAGGTGGCATGATTGTCGCCATAAGACGGGATGCCCACGCCTGTAAGCCATTTATAGCTGTTGAGTCGTACACTTCCTCATTCTTTTTCTGGCCTTCGCGTGTGTTCTGGTAAAATTCCTCACGCTGTGGGAGTGCGTATTGATAGGCTTGCTGTAAGGTATCAATCCACAAAGACTTACGGGCATTGGCGGCATTAAACCGCTTGAGCATATCCTTGCCGTTCATCCAAGCACCCCGCTCAAGCCATTGATTCGCCCTCCAGAGATAAGAGAAACGCGACCTCTGCCTAATTTACGCTGACGCTGTAAAAGCCCGTCCTTTCTTGTTGGGGTTTTAGTGGGTAGAAGTGTGTCCTCAATAGCCTCTTTTGTGCTGTCAACTATCTCGCCAGTGAATAACCTTGATTTATTGACGCTGCCTTTGACGCGACGACTACCGTTAGTACCAAAGATTAATCGGCCATGATCTGGATCGCCACCAGCACCGGTGTTTTTTACAAATCGTGATGGGAGCGCCATGCTAACCCCCTAATGTATCTAGGCCGGTTTCATCGCCAGATATTAAGGATGCTCGGCCTCTACGTTTACGGCCTGCTGCGGCTTTGCGCTGCTCTTCTTGTGCGTTGAGTTTGTCAATCTCGGCCTGCTGACGCGCTGCGGCTTCATCTGCCTGCTTTTGTCGTCTTGCTGCGGCTGCTTTCTCTGCCGCTGATGGCCCTTTAGGTTTGCTTCCGCCGCCTAATACTTTTCCCATGATTTGCTCCAATGTACTTAAATAGTTGATATGGTGTGGTCACAAAACAGGCTCTAATCCCGATTAATGACTTCATAGCTTCTACGCAAGTCCAAGGCGCGAATAAAGAACGGACGCGGTATCTCGGCTTCATATATGCCTCAACGTACTGAATGTGAGTAAAGTCCATGTGTTCAGTCACGTTATGTATCGTATCATACCTATCGTATGGCAATACGTCAAAATCCGTCCAACCAAGGCTCAAATCCATTTTAATCCAGAATAATCCGTTAAATTTGATAGCTGTGACGTGTTTAAATCCTTTTTTTAGGAATCGAGTAAACCAATAGCGAGTACCATCATCCTCATAAATGAAGTAATACTTAGCTTTAGTTAGCCCGATTAGGTGTTGTGATTCTAATAGGCTGTGAGTCGTGGGTTTATGGAAGGGCATCTAAAAGATTTTAAACCCGCTATTCATTACGATAGGCTGATTATATGCCTTGTCTGTCTCGAAATAGCCCTGAGCAAACTGCATAAAGGCATCAGCAAAGTCACTAGCCCAATCATGGTGCGGGGTGTCTTTGTACCGGTCATCGTCCTCAATGTACTTGTATCGGTAGTTACACAGGGCTTCCCAGCCTTTTTCCATGCGCTTTCCTCTATCATCCGCGCCTTGATGAAACCAGCACTCAGCAAACATGCGCTCAGTTAATCGGATAGCGGATTGCTTTTCTTTGGTTCTCGGTACGATGGTTACTGGCTTAATGCCTTGCGCTACCATCTGCTCTTTTACATTCTGCTTCATGCCTAGCCGGTCATGGTCTGCATCATGCGGGAAATAATGCCTCCCGTAGTTGTAATCAAGTTTCCGTAATACTTTGGCGTAATGCTCTAAATCTTCCTGCCTTGCGTAGTAGCAGTCTATAAATCGATATTCTTTTCCAACACGCTGCATAAACCAAACCACAGTATTGTCAGAGCGGCCAATATCCCAAAAGGTATCAACGACAATGTTAGTAGCAATTGGAATAGGGCAAAGACGGCCATCCTGGCGTACTTGTTTAACTTGCTTGCCAAATACAGCACCCTCTGCCAGTAATTTAAGCTCACCTTCCCAAATGTGGAGGTATTTTTCATAGTCTGTCGCCTTCATGTGTTCCATTTGTCTGCGTAATACATCAGGAAACCAAGGATTATCAGCGTATGATGCCTTGATTATGATTGTGCTTGGCATATCACCGGTGACAAATTGATGATAGATGTGGTCAAACTTAAACCGAGTATTGAATGATACCCATATCTCACTACCTTCTTTACGGATTGTCGGGTCAATAATATCCCATGACCGCTCTGATAGGCTGTGGCCTTCCTCAATCCAGCATATATCGATGCCCTCAGTAGAGCGTATTTCCTCTGGATTAGCCTTTACACCGAGAAACATAAACTCTGTGCCGTTCTTGCCAAATATACCTTGTTGCTGTATCTCGTAGAATCCTTGTAATCCAAGGTTTATGATTTGATCTGACAATAACTTATGCACGGATTGCTTAATGGACTTCTGTAGCTCGCGGGTGCATAAGACTCGTAATGGTTTATTAGCCCCCATTAACAACAATAACCGTGATACTGTCCACGACCTGGCGGCTGCTCGGCCACCATACAAGATTTTATAACGCATTGGTTCAACTAATGGCGCGTATATCTCAGGAAAGTCTGCGTTCATTTAGGTTTTACAAAGGATATTGCAATAGAATCAGGGATAAGATGCTGTCCGTCTTGTCCTGTTAGCTCTTGTTTGTCAGAGAACCCATGTTTACCTAAAACCAGCTTAACAATGGCGCTATTCATGGCGTTCGACAGACCTCCATCAATTAAAACCTTCTGTTGTTTTAGCATAATTACCTCTAATATAGCCGAAAACTCTTTTTTATCTTCTTCTTTAGCCCAATCGTATGCACAAGTCTTTGATATTCCTAAATATAAAAATAGCCCTACGTGAGAAGGTATTAAATCCCCCTGCTCCTGATAGTTATCAAGGTACTCGGATGCTTTCTCAAGTAAGGCTTTAGTGTATTTAGTAGGTCTAGCCATTAAAAAACGCCTTCTCAAACGCCTTGTTTTGAATTTCTGCTATTCGCTTTGCCATGCTGCGCGTATATTCCTCACGCCTTAGCATTAGCTCTGTGGCGGTCATTTCCCTACCTAAAACCTGCTTGTAATTAGTTTCCTTTCCTGTTTTTCTGTGGACTAGCACCGGCTCTGGCCGCTTAGTTTCTGCCTTGGCCTCTGGTGGCCTCATACACCCTGCTACAGATACGGCTGTTAGTCCTAATAATCCTTTTAAAAAGCTGCGTCTTTTCATTAGTAACCCCTTTTCTTTGTGGGTACTTTCTTAGGTGTTTTTTTCTTTGCTGGTTTTTTCATTGCAATATCACCCCTCGCTTAGATTCTCTGGATTTCTTGAGTGCTGCGGCCATTTTCATTTCTACAAATGCGCCCTCACTGCGTTCTGATGCCTCGTTTTGAATATAAGTGCAAATTTCTATGAAACTCTGCCTTGTCATTCCTGCGCTTTTCCAGATAATAGCCAGCTCTTGTAGTAATTCTACACCAGAATCAGCCTTGTCATCAGCTAATTGTGCGATGGCATCATCAATCATGCGGTCTAAATAAGCCATTGCGGGGGTATATCTCACTTCTTATCAACCTTTTTCATCGGATTGGTGCGCTTAACTACGGGCTTTTCACCGATAGGGCTGAAATTATTAGCCAGTGTACCGCATCGACCAATACCATCTAATCGCTCAACCATACACAATCGTTTGTCCTCACCGGTTACAGGGTCTTGATATTTTGATGCACTGCACCGAGACAAGGGCTTAGTGTTCATCATGTTTACACAGTCTTTGCATAGGATTGTTTTCATATTATACCTCAGTTAAGTTCAATTAATACATAAAGTGGCATCAGCAATCCAACCATAAAGATAGCGCCGTATGCTATGCCGCATAATAATGCGTTTGTTATTTCTTTTTTATTCATAATCGCCTATCTCCAGCCTTAAATTATCCAATAAATCAGACTCAAGCCCATATCTGTTCTCAAATTCATCCTTGTAAGGGTGTCTACTTACGTATTCAGTAGTCCTGCCGCCTTGCCGGTGATGATAAAAGCATAAAGGCAGGGTATCCAGGTGATTGCTGCCACCATTCAGGTGGTGGATTTCTGCTGGCGTGAATAGACTTAATTCGTTTTTGCACACACAGCACCCATTTTCCAAGATGGCATTAATCCATTTTTGTTCGGATTTATCAGGCTTTTTTCCGTTCATGCCGCACCACAAATAATCGTTAATAAAAGTATTATCCCTATGTAAATCAAGAATAACCCCATCCCTGCGGTATTTCGTTTGCTCATAATTGTTACGCCATTTTGATAAAACTCTTAACTTCCCCTAACACATCAGCCATTTGCTGCTCCATGATAGATTCAAACTCCATAAACTTTTTAGTCCCTAGCTTAACGCTGGTAGGGATGTCGCATATTAGCTTGAGCGTTTCGTGTACAGCCTCTTTTTTCAGGCTAAACAGCATGACTGTATGATCAGGACTCATGTTGCTGGCTATCAGCTTGCGTATTTCTAGCGGTGTGTGGCCTGTATAATCGCTTATTTTACCGATGGCTTGACTAACTTCGTCAATATGCCATTGCAAGCCAGCCCAGTATTTTGCGTTTTGTGCGTTGCTTCGTAGTTTCTTTGGGCTGATTGCTATGCGGTAAGGCAAATCTAGCCCCATAATCGCATTAATGGCATCGGCTCGCTGTTCTGGTGTTTCTATTAGTCGTTCGCTCATTTTCTTAACCGCCATATCAATCTAGCATGCAGGGTTAGACGTTCGCGCATTTCTTCTGGTGCGTTAGCGAGTATGTTTTTTATCTGCTCAACTTTTGAAGCAGATATATGCGCTTGATATTGCGGCGCGGTTAGTTGGTAGCAAATCATAAAAACGGCCTCTCGTCACCGACTAGCTTTTTGTGTTTTTCAATCAGATAAACGCCTACGCTGTATTTAGGCTCGTAGGTTTCACCCCTGATCAGCCGGTTAATATGCTGCCAGTCAGATCCGCATCCTTTTTCTATCTGCTTTGTTGTCATGTGTCGCTTCAGCTGTAAAAGCAACAAAGACCAGTCCACCCCTGAGTTATTCATCAGGGTCAAATGTAATGACAGGAATGCCTAGCTTGTCTGCTAGTTCGATTTCTGACGCTACGCCTATGCTGGTTGTCCATCCTGAAATAGTCATTACATGCACTTCATCGCATTTAGGTATCATTAGCTCGCAATAGCCTTTCCAGTATTCAAAGTCTTTCGGCAAGCCGTATTGAGCAGGGCCATGACTATGCGCTATCGGGCTAAATACATAATAGCCATCACGCATCAGCTTGGCTGTCACTTCGCAGGCTTTGTCGTATCGCTCGATCATCTGCTCTTGTGTGCCGGTGTACGGCTGGGCTAGATATATTAATTTATCCATTGACTAAATCTCCAAATAGATCGCCTTCATCGCGTTTTTTTATCGCATCTTCCATGTTTTTCATCTGCATAGTGAAGTAGCTTTCTTTTAGCTCAAACAATACCGGCTTTCTGCCTCGCACTACCGACATATAGCCCTCTGAGCCAATACCACCAAATGGGCTTAATACCGTTTCACCAGGTAGTGACCATAACTGCAAACAGCGATCAATCACGTCTAGTTGTAATGGGCAGATATGGCGCTCATCCCCGTGATCCCGTGCGTTTCGGTATTGCAATGTGTCGGATTGGTTTATATCCATCCATACCGGTGATGCGTAGCGTTGCCATATATTGATGCTATTCCATCTATCCACTTCGCCGTTAAATGCCTCGCTTGCTACGTCAGGCTTATCTTCACCAGCAAATTCATCCAGTTTAAATCTACCCGCTACCGGCACGGGGTTTTCTCCTGGCTTTCTGAACATCAGCATAGTGTCAGGGATACCCATGCGAGACATGGCGCTGTCTTTTTCGATGGTCTTGTGAAGCAATCCAAGTGCTTTGGTGCGCTGCTGTGCTACTACAGGGTCTTTCCATATCACGACTTCTGAATGATAAATAAATCCCGCCTCGATAAATAACCGGATGATCTCGCCTCTAAAATCCGTTAAGCCAATAAATCCGTCATTTTGTTTTGATGTGGGTAAATTCATACAGTGAACCGCGATAATGCGTCCAGGCATGTGCGTTCTAAAATGTTCGTCAATCAGATATTTGTAGTGCTTATAAAAGTCTGAGCGGCTGGCGCTATTGCCCATATCCCGATCTGAATTTGAATAAGTGAATAATGACGCAAATGGCGGACTATACACTGAAAAGTGGACACTGTTATCAGGGATGCCTTTCATGCCTTCGACGCAATCAGCGTGATAAATTGCATAATCATCGGTTACAACTTCGTTAATTACTTTTTTCATTTTAAGCCCCTAGCCATTGTGGAATGGTCATTTTTATCGTTGGATTATATTCTGTCTTTTCAATGCCTGCGCCGCGTATCTCTTTTTGCATTATCTCGCGCATACATGACACCATATTCTTGCTTAGATCGTCGTGTTGTTTTGCTTTACGCTCAATATTAGCTTTTACATTACCTTCTGCATCTGAATAAATAATATGGACATTGACCTCTTTAGTTTGTCCGAAACGATACTGGCGGCGCACGGCCTGATAAAATTTCTCAAAACTATCATCCATGCCGGTAAAAACCATATTATGCGTGTGTTGCCAGTTCATCCCAAAACCCGCGATGCTTGGCTTGCTGACGATGTTTTCATATTTTCCGGTAGAGAATCCGGTTAGTCGCTCAACCTTCTGATCGACCTTATCCGCACCACGTACGCTGACTATTTCACGGGTAATAGCTTTCTCGATAGCGTCTTGCTCATCGTTTAAGTGACACCATACGATCCAGCTTTCATCGGATTTATTAACTAAACTTGCAGCCAGTTCCACGCGATGCGTAATGCTTTCTTTTTTTGCTGCGCGTCTTTCTGTGAGGCTTTGCGCTGGCATAGCGAATAATTGACCCTCTGCCGGTGCGGCCATTTCGATCTCATGCTCGATAATATTCAGCTTAGGCAGATCATAGCCTTCGTCACTAAACCCAATATCAGACGGTTTGCGAATAACCACCGCCCACGTTGCCAGCCATTCATAAAATTTCTTTTCTCCATGCCCTTTAAGCCGCCATGTGCCTGTGTTACCGGTATCGTTCACAAAAAACATGGCCAGCATTTCAGTCATTGACATAATGCCCAAGAACTCGGCCTGATTGCCTAATTCCATAAAATCATTCGGGCTTGGCGTAGCCGTACAAGATAGCCGATAATCTATCGATCCCCATCGGTCAATCATTTCTTTTCGGGTGCGCCCCATTTGATTTTTAAGGATTGATGATTCATCCAGAACAACGCCATCAAACAAATCAGGATCAATACTGCCCTGCATTTCATAGTTTGATATATAAATACCCACGCCAGTCATTTCTGACGCATGGCGAATATATGAAATATTAGCAATATTAAACTTATCCGCCTCGCGTATAGTTTGCTCGGCCACCGCAAGAGGCGCGAATATAATCACGCTTCCGCCCGTGTATTCATGGATAAGCCGCGCCCATTCGCACTGCATAAATGTCTTACCAAGGCCGGTATCAGCAAAGATAGCCGCCCTGCCTCGTTTACACGCCCATCTAACAATAGCGTCTTGAAAGTCTTTTAATTCATTATTGAGATTATCAGCTTCAAAACCCGATGCAACCGGCGCATATTCCTTGCTACCTATAAACTTATCGTATGCAATCATGCGCTTATAGCCCCCACTTTCTTTTTAGAGATAGGGCATAGCATCTTTGTTTTTTCATCAAGACAGCCCCATTTCAGCATAGAATTGACCCTTGCAGATACCGTGCTAGTTTCCATTTTCAAGGCTCGCGCTATCTGTCTACGGGTTACAGGTTTAACTCGGTTTAGGACGTAATTTAATATACGCTTTTCCTGTCGGTTAATTTTTAGGCTGGATAGGTCATTAAAAGCCATTACTGATGATGATCTCATTATTTCCCCCTTTTTATTAATGTGCAAAGCTGGCTGATTTCCTGCTCTAATGCTGTGGCCTTGCCGAGTAGTGATAATACAGTCATAGCGCCGATTGGATTAGTTTTTGTCATTTCTCGGTGAAGTATTTGAAGGTCGGAACATGCTAAACCTAATTCATCTGCTGCACTCATTGCTAATTTATTCATCATTTTTCTATCCCGTTTAATCTATAACTCATGCTCGCAAATATCCCTCATAATAGCTAATCGTTTGTTTTTATAGGCTATAAATTATTTTTATGACCATTTCATGGTTGATGCGATGCTTTGCTCAGGCATCGGATAGGCTTTTTTGCTGTGTTTCGTCACTACCGGAGGCGATGGCGGCTTATTTTTAGGCTTTCTTTTGTATTTAGCTTTTTGTGGCTCGACTAATATCCCTTTTTTAAGCTGTTCTTCTGCGTATTTTTTATAATCTTGGCTGCACCAGAATAAGCCGCCTTTTAAGTTGATAATCGTCGGATGATGCATAAACAGGTATTTGTAATTATTTGGATTAGGGATATAAACCGTTGCCACTATCATGTGTAATGAGCGTTGTGTGGGCTTGCCGTTTATCACAAGCCTTATCGTCTTTTTGCCGGTACATTTAGATACGTAAGGGATTAGTTTTATACCTCGCTCAACATCATAGACGTTGCCGGTTCTTGTTACCCTGTATTTGCCTTCATAATTCACTTTCATTTTGCACCCCCATTACTGTAGACCATGAACGCCTTTGAGAGCGGTATCACTCTTACCCGATAACCTTGATCTCTTAACTCATCAGCAAAATCATTAGCCGCCCCCAGTAAATCAAACTCGCCATGTATTAGCCATTGGAGGCCGTGCTGGTGTATCACATTAGCTGCCATTCTGAATCCCCTATAGCTACAACCTCTGCAACGTCCTCAAGCTCAATTAAAGCGTTTTCACACT